CGAGGCCTCGCTGCGGTGGCGCATGGTGGGGGTGGTCAGGTGCAGGGTGGTCATGGCGCGGCCCTCTTCGCCGCCTTGCGCGCGGCGCCCTTCGGCCATGGCCGCGCGCACGTAGGCGGTGCGCGGGGTTTCGGTGAGCCTCATGCCGCCTCGACGTTGCTCTCGGGCCACCAGTCGGCGGCGGCGCGGCCCTGGGCGTCCTTGAAGCGCACCCAGTACTGCGGCTGGCCGCCGAATTCGGGCGCGTACTCCGAACGCCCCTTGCAGACCCCTTGCTCGCCGCTGATCTTGTTGCGCAGCGTCTGCCCGATCTCGAATTTCATGAACTGACCCCATCGCCCTGACGCCGGGCCGGCAGCACGTCGGGGGACGTGATGGGCGGGATTATTTCCCCATTGGGAACTGCAAGTCAAGTCCCTAAGGGGACTATCACAGCAAACCATGTGAACAGAGTCCCCAACGGAGCAATTGCCCGAAGGGACTTGACAACCATTCCCCATCGGGGACTAGAATGGCGCCCATGAATCTCTCCGAATGGGTGTCCGCCGAGCGCGGCCGATGCAAGCGGTTAGCGGAGCACCTGCGTGTCCCGCAGAGCTTCGTCTCGAAGATGACGTCGGGCGAAAAGCCGGTGCCTGTTGTACACATGGCCGCCATCGAGCGCTTCACCCATGGCGCCGTCACCCGCCGCGACCTGCGCCCCGATGACGCCCACCTGATCTGGCCGGACCTGGCGACTACCGAGGTCGCCGCAGCCGGGGAGGGCGAATAGGTGTTCCTGGTTGTCTCCTGGGCCGATTCCAGCCCTGCCATTTCCCACCACGCTGGCGCGCACAGCGCTGGCCCGCGCGCTTTTTTCCTCCTCCCTGGTGACTCCGTGGGCGCGCGGGCCGGTGGGTTTTTCTTTCCTTGGGGACTGCTGGCGGTGCTGCATGCCGCCAGTGTCTTTTTTTTGACCGGGCGACGCCTTACGACTGGTTCCGACTTTGTCGTAAGCCGTCGGAACCGCTCGGCCAAGGACGAGCTGGCCGGCATCCTGGCCCGCATGGAGGCGCTGCAGGCGCGTCAGGACGGAGCCTCATGACCACCACCCTGGCCGAGCGCCCCCCGCTGACGCTGCAGCAGGCCGATGGCATGCTGACCTACATCGCCGGCGCCGAGCTGCGCGAGGTGTGGCTGTCGGTGGGCATGGCGCTGAAAGCCGAGTTCGGCGACGGCGCGTTCGACGCCTGGGACCGCTGGAGCGAGGGCGCGGCCAACTACGACGCCAAGGCCTGCCGGGCGAGCTGGCGCGGATTTCGCGCGCGGCCGGGCGGGGTGACGATCGGCACGGTGATCAAGCTGGCGCTGGATGGCGGCTACCGCTTTCCGGATCCCGATGAGGACGCCAACCCCGCCGCCCGGCGCGCTCGGCTGGACGATCTGGCGCGCCGGCGTGCCGAGCGCGAGCGCCGCGCGCAACTCGACCGGGTGGAGCGCGCGCAGCGCGCCATGGATGCCGAGGCCCGCGCGCTGGCCGACTGGCGCGCCGCGGCGCTCGAGGGCGCGAGCGACTACCTGCTGCGCAAGGGCATCGAGCGCGCCGAAAGCGTGCGCTACGCCGACGGCGGCATCGTGGTGCCGATGCTGCGCTACGACCTGCCGCGCGAGCAGTCGCTCAAGGGCGTGCAGCGCATCGGCGCCGATGGTGCCAAGCGTTTCACGCCGGGCATGGCCAAGACGGGCACGGCGTGCCGGCTCGGTCTGCCGGCGGTGGGCGAGCCGTTGTTCGTGTGCGAGGGCTACGCCACCGGCATGAGCCTGCGCATGGCGATCGAGCTGCTGACGGGTGCGCGGCGCTGGCCGGTGTTCGTGGCGTTCGACGCCTACAACCTGCCGCTGGTGTGCGAGTCGGTGCACCAGCTGCTGCCGACGTGCCCGATCGTGATATGCGGCGACGACGACTGGCGCACGCAGGTGCGCGGCCAGGCGCACAACACCGGCGCGGTGCAGGCGCAGATCGCGCAGGAAAGCGTGCTGGATGCCGGCGCGCGGCTGGTGGTGCGCTCCCGCCCCCTGTTCAATCACGCCACCGCGCGCGGCGACAAGGACACGGATTTCAACGACCTGCACCGTCTGGAGGGCCTGCCAGCGGTGGCAGAGCAGATCCGGCTGGCGCTGGAATGCATCGAGGAGCTGCGGCGCTATGGCTGAACCCGCGCCGAACGTGGTGCCGATGAACAAAGAACCCCCCAATGTCGACGATGGCGGCGCGTCCGCTGCACCGCCCGGGGGCGGGGGCGGCGCGCCCAGGCGCGAAAAGCGCAAAAAGCAGGTCGACAGCACGCGCCTGCTGCGGCTGTTCCGGGACTTTCGCTACGAGTACGGCACCAACCACGCCTGGGACACGGTGCACCGCATCCCGATCATCATCAGCAACCTGCGCCACACGTTCGGCAATGACGAGGTGCGCATGTGGATGAATTCGGACAAGCGCGCCGTGGTGATGCCGGGCAACGTGGTGTTCGACCCCGGCGGCACGGTGGTGGGGCCCGAGTGCGTGAACCTGTTCGGCGGCCTGCCGATCGCGCCCAAGGCGGGCGATTGCGAGCCGCTGCTGGAGCTGCTGCGCCACCTGTGCGACCAGGACGAGACGGTGCACGAATGGATTTTCGACTGGATCGCCTGGCAACTGCAACACCCCGGCGCCAAACTGCCGACCGCCATCATCATGCACGGCGACGAGGGCAGCGGCAAGAACCTGTTCTGGGAAGGCGCGGTGATGCCGCTGTTCGGCGAGTACGGGGCCATCGTCGGCCAGGCCGAGCTGGAGAACAAGTACAACGGCTGGATCAGCAAGCGCATGTTCATCGTCGGCGACGAGGTGCTGAGCCGGCAGGAGATGCGGCACCTGAAGGGCAAGCTCAAGTCGATGATCAGCGGCAAGCTGATCCAGATCGAGGACAAGTTCATGCCGGTGCGCATGGAGGCGAACCACGTCAACATCGTGTTCCTGTCCAACGAGCTGCAGCCCAACGCGCTGGATGCCAGCGACCGGCGCTATCTGGTGGTGTGGACGCCGGACAAGCGCGAGCAGGCCTTCTACCACCGGGTCAAGGACTGCATCGCGAACGGCGGGCTGCCGGCGCTGCTGGCGTTTCTGCTGGCGCGCGACCTGAGCGGGTTCGATCCCTACGCCCCGCCGCCCATGACGAAGGCAAAGACGGACCTGATCGACCTGGGCCGGCCCAACGCCGAGCGCTTCTGGCTGGCCTGGAAGTGCGGCGAGCTGACCGTGCCGCTGCACGCCTGCAGCTCGGACCAGGCCTACCGACTGTACCGACGATGGTGCACCTGCGAGGGCGAGCGCTACCCGATGACCAAACCGGTGTTCGCGCGCATGGTGGCGCGCGTGGCCAAGGGTGACCTGCTGGTGCGCGTGGCCAAGCTGCGCGCATTCGGCACCGTGCGCATGTGGCTGCCGGCCCCGCCCCCCGATGACGTGGAGTTCGGCGTGTGGGCGCGCAGCTCGGTGGACGCTTTCGAGCAATACCTCAAGGAGTACCAGGATGAGCTGTGATGTGCGTCCGGCCGGTTACGGCAACACCCCTTGCCGTAACCGAGCCGTAACCGTGAAACCCGCATGGAATAAGGCCGGTTACGGCAAACGCCCGGTTACGGCTACCCCCTTTAAACATGCGCGCGTACATGCGCAGGCGCGCGGGCGCGCGCACGCATCCGAATTCAAAACTATCCGTAACCACGCATTTGCCGTAACCAGCCAATGCTGGTGCGGGTTTCAAGGTTACGGATGGGTTACGGATGAAGGGTTATCCGTAACCGGAAAGGTGATTCGCAAGGACAAGCCATGAAGGTCAATGCCACGATCAACTTCCCAGAGGTGTCGCGCCAGCTGAGTAGGCTTGGCTCGCAGGTCTACCAGCAGGCGGCGGTGCGGGCGATGAACAACACCGTGGCGAAGGCCAAGACGGCCATGAGCCGCGAGATAAGGTCGGAGTTCAACCTGCCGGCGTCGAAGGTCAGAGATGCGCTGCGCATCAAGCGCGCGTCGTACAGCCAGGGCGTGGCGCGCATCGAGGCATCGCTGGAATCGCCGGCGCGCTACGGGAGGGCGATGAACGTCATTCACTTCGCGGCGACGCAGACGGCCGAGGGCGTGACGGTGAAGATCAAGCGGGTTGGCGGTCGCAAGCTGATCCGCAGCGCGTTCATCGCGAACAAGGGCCGCACGGTGTTCCAGCGCGAGGGCATGGCGCGCCTGCCCATCAAGCCCGTGCAGACCATCGACGTGCCACAGATGTTCAACACCAGGCGGATCAAGGAAGTCGTGCTGCAGATGGTCCGCGACGAGTTCCCGCGCCAGTTCGAGCGCGAGGCGCGCTACTACGCGAGCAAGGCATGACAGGCCGCCAGCACCTCATCGTCGCAGCTCGCGGGTCCTCCCCAGCGCCTCGCCATACGGGGGCGAATCGAGCGCGAGATTTCGCTAGTGGGTGGAGTTCCGGTTTGCTTGACAAACCCCTTGACATCCCATGAACGCTAGCCTGTTCGCCGATTTCGACCAGGCCGCCGTCGCTGCGATCGTCGCCGAGCGCGAGCGCGAACTCCAGGCCGAGGGCGCCGCTCGCGCCGCGCGCACCGCGCAACGCCGGCAGATGCGTCACGCCAAGGGCGAGGCCCAGCTCGCCGAGCTGTTGCCCGCCCGTCTGGCTGATGGCGAGTCCTGGCACGTGATCTCGCACGGCGACATCGACGCGCTGTCCTACCTGGCCCACGCGCTTGCCGGCGTGCCGCACTTCGACTACGTCGCCATCTCCACCTGGTGCATCGCCAAGGCCGACCTCGACCAGATCGCCAACTGGCTCGACACCGGGCGCATCGACCGTTTCGAACTCTACGCCGGCGAGATTTTCCCGAACCAGTACGGCGACGAGTACGAGCAGATGCTGCGCATGGCCAGCACCTACGACTGCCGCGTCGTCATCGCCAAGAACCACAGCAAGATCACCCTCGCGTCACTCGACACCGAAGACTACTACCTCGCCATCGAATCAAGCGCCAACGTCAACACCAATCCCCGCATCGAACAGACCGCCATGCACCGCTCGCGCGAGCTGTTCCAGTTCTACCGCGAATTCTTCCGTGACCTCCGCAGCATCGATCGCACCCGCAAAGGCGCGTAAGGCCGAACTCGCGCGCCAGCTCGGCGTCTCGCGCCAGGCCATCGGCGACCTGGTCAAGCGCGGCGTGCTGTCTGAAGACAAGGACGGCCTGATAGACATCGAGCTCGCCCGCGTGGCCCTGGCCAACCGCGTGCACCCCAGCAGCAAGACCGCCCAGGCCATCGCCGCCGGCGCGCCTGCCGCCACCCCTGCATCCGCCATCACCGCTGCCAACGACGAAGACCAGCTGATCACCAGCTACCACGTCGCCAAGACACTCAACGAAGCCGCCCAGGCGCGCATGAACCAGCTCAAGCTGCGCGAAATGCAGGGCGACCTGATCCGCGTCGACGCCGTGCGATCAACCCTCGCCAGCGCCATCGCCAGCACACGCGAAGCCCTGCTGCAGATCCCCGCGCGTCTCTCGCCTGTGCTCGCGCCAGAAACCGATGCCGTCAAGGTCCACGACCTGCTGCACGCCGAACTGGTGCAGGTGCTCGACCACCTGACCCGAGCCCGCGCCCGCATCGCGCCGGAGGCCACGTCATGAGCGCCCGCGACCTCCCCGAAGACATCGCGCGCGCCGCCGCGCTCATCGACAGCCTGTTCGACGAATTCTTCACGCCGCCGCCGTCGCTCACCAATACCGCGTGGGCCGAAAGCCACCGCGTCCTGTCCGCCAAGGACAGCTCCGAGCCCGGCCCCTACCGCATCACCCGCACCCCCTACGCCCTCGAACCGCAAGACGCTTTGAGTCCGGCCAGCCGCATCGAGGAGGTCGTCCTCATGTGGGGCGCGCAGACCTCCAAGACCACCATCGGCGGCAACTGGATCGGCGCCAGCATCGACATGATGCCCGGCCCCATCATGATCGTGCAGCCCACGCTCGATCTTGCCAAGCGCTACAGCCGCCAGCGCCTGGTGCCCCTGATCGACGAATCCGAGCGTCTGCGTTCCAAGATCGCCGACAACCGCTCGCGAGACGACTCCAACACCATCCTGCTCAAAGAATACCCCGGCGGCTTCATCGCCATCACCGGCGCCAACAGCGCCGCCGGCCTGCGCTCCATTCCCATCCGTGACATCTTCTTCGACGAGATCGACGCCTACCCATTCGACGTCGACGGCGAGGGCGACCCCATCGATCTCGCCCAGGCGCGCCAGTCCACCTTCCCGCGCCGCAAGCGGCTCAAGACCAGCACACCCACCATCAAGGGCGCCAGCCGCATCGAATCGGCCTTCCACGCCACCGACCGCCGCTACTACCACATCGCCTGCCCGCACTGCGGCGAGCTGCAGCGCCTCGAATGGGGCGCCAAGACTGCTTACGGCATCAAGTGGCGCAAGGACGCCGCCGGCAACCCCCTGCCCGACACCGTCCACTATGTCTGCAAACACAACGGCTGCATCATCGAAGAGCACCACAAGTCCGAATTCCTGCGCTGCCAGCAACTCGGCGGCCAGGCCCGCTGGATCCCCGAAAACCCCGACGCCAACCCGCGCCGCCGCGGCTACCACCTCAGCAGCCTTTACAGCCCGCTCGGCTTCCTGAGCTGGCGCGAACTCGTCGAGGAATGGATCGCCGCCATCGCAGCCCACCGCACCGGCGACAGCGAAAAACTCAAGACCTTCACCAACACCCGCCTCGCCGAAACCTGGGAAGAACAAGGCCAGGGCGCCGACAGCAAGAGCCTGGGCGCCCGTGCCGAAGACTACGAACTCGGAATCG